TGTAGCTGCTGGTAAGTCTATGTTTGTTTATAACAACGGTACTAACGTAGTTGATGCAGTCACATATCTAAGTTCTTTGACTTTAGGCACAGCACTGCCAGTGGCTTCTGGTGGTACAAATTTAACTACCTTAACAGCCAACAACGTCATACTTGGTAATGGCACATCTTCTCCGTTATTTGTAGCGCCAGGCACAAACGGTAACGTATTAACATCTAACGGCACAACTTGGACTTCGGCAACGCCAGCAGCATCTGGAGCTTCAAAAGGTCAAGCAATTGCTTTCTCACTAATTTTTGGACTGTAAGGAGTCGTCATGGCAAACCCGAATATTGTTAACGTAACATCGATTTTAGGTAATACATCAACAACTTTAATTTCTTCTACCGCAGATCCATTTGCAACTGCGTTAGTTAATAATCCAGCCTCAAGTGGCAAGGTCTATAAGATTAATTCAATTGTTGTAGCTAACATAGATGGTAGCGTGGCAGTAGATGTTACAGTCAAGATTTTTTCGCAAGACGATCTTGGTGGCACAGGAACAGCGATTGTTTCTACCATTTCTGTACCCGCTGATGCATCTTTGATCGTAACTGATAAAACAACAACCTTTTACCTATTGGAAGATAAATCCATCGGAGCCACGGCAAGTGTAGCCAATGATTTGGTTGTTACTATTTCGTGGGAAGAAATTACCTCTTAATAGGCTAAATATGAGCATGCGCTATAAAGGCGGGATCATCTCTGCTACACCTCCAGCTGCAACTACATCAAAGGGTGTCTGGACACTAACCCAGCAGATGCAAGCAAGGGGGACAAATACTTGGCCCACAGTACCTGGTGCGCCTACAATTGGTACAGCTACAGCTACAGGTGGAACATCGGCTTCTGTGACTTTTACTGCGCCAGCTTGTGCAGGGTTTCCCGCAATTACTGGTTACACGGCTACATCAACGCCTGGATGCGTCACAGGCGCTGCGGCTTCTTCGCCAATTGCTATATCTGGATTAACAACAAGCACGACATATACATTTAAAGTTAAAGCAACAAATACTACTGGCTCTGGTCCGTGTAGTGCGGCTTCTAATAGTATAACTACGCCTACTGTTGGTCAAGAAGCCTATACAACTGCGGGTACTTATTCTTGGGTAGCACCAACTGGAGTAACCTCCGTATCTGTAGTTGCTGTTGGGGGCGGTGGCGGTGGTAACAGTACTAGCGGAACAAATGGTGGAACGTCATCTTTTATCAACACGTCTACTGTTCGTGGTGGTGGCGGAGGTGGCGGAGGAGGAGCCGTAGGTACGTTTACAGGTGACGGGGGCGGCAACGGTGGTCTTGGTGATGAGAGAGGTGGCTCTGGTGCGGGCGGCTATGCTGGACAAGGTGGTATGGGTGGGCGAGATAATACTAACGGTTGCAATGGTTGTGGTGGTGCTGGCGGCGGAGGTAGAGGCGGCCCCAGTAATCGTGGTGGTGGCGGCGGTGGCGTAGGGCTTTTGGGACAAGGAGCTAACGGTGTAGGCGCTACTACTAATGGTGGCGGCGGTGGCGGTGGATCTGGTGGCGCTGCGGGTGCTAACGCAGCGGCGGGTGTTGCGGGCAGCGGAGGCAATTATGGTGGTGGTGGCGGTACTGCAACATCTAGCAAGCCTGGTTCTGGTGGTGGATTAGGCTATAAAAATAACATTTCAGTTACTCCAGGTTCTTCGTATACCGTTGTAGTTGGAGCAAAAGGGAATAGAGGCTGCTGTGGCGGTGAGGGTGGCGTTGGAGCGGTTCGTATTATCTGGCCTGGCACAACTCGCCAATTCCCATCAACTTGTACTGGCAATCTATAGTCAGGATAAATTATGAACTTGTATATTGAAACAGAAAACGGACAGACCAAAAATCATCCTGCGTTTGAGAAAAACCTTATTCAAGCATTTGGTGCAGTTCCTGCACATTGGGAACCATTCACCCGTGTTGATTGTCCTGTGCTTGACGTTTATCAAACAATGGACTCCGATGAACCCGTTTACACCAAAATAAATGGTATTTGGACTGACGTGTGGTCAGTACGTGAAATGACTGCAGAAGAAAAGACTGCGGCACAACAAGCTGTTCGTGATGCATTTAACAACCGTGAGCAGTCCGAAAACTGGTCAGCATGGACTTTGGACGAGGCTACCAACACGATGGTTCCTCCAATTCCACGCCCTGCCGCAGATGAAACAAAGATTGCTGCTGGCATAATGACTTTCTGGTGCGGTGCAGATACCAACTGGAAAGATACTCCTGTTCGACCAGAAGGTAACTATAAATTTGACTTCCTTGCATGGACTTGGGTTGAGATAACAGAATGAGCAAAGTAAAGAAAAAAGTATGCAAAGCTGCCGAGTCAGTAGCTGAAGTTGTTAAAAATACACAGCTTGAGGTTGCATATCACTTTCCATGCCCAATTTATTTGATTGAGCGCCCTGATTTTCTAGGCGTGGTTAATACTATTTCTGAAGAAGCATTAGAAGTCCAGCGCAAAGAACGCAAGCTGGATGAGATTTATCCTCTGTATATGACAAACAATTACTACGCAGATCCTAGAGCTTTTGGATTTACTGAGTTTGTTGGCGCTACTGCTTGGAACATTCTTAATGAGCAGGGTTACGCTATGCAAGATAAAGCGGTGCAATTTACAGAAATGTGGACACAAGAGCACTACAAACACTCCGCAATGGATGCTCACGTTCACGGCTTTGGCTCACAGATAACAGGCTTTTATTTTCTTGAAACGCCAGAGAATTGTTCTCGTGTTGTGTTTCACGACCCCCGTGCCGCTAAAGTACAAATAGATTTACCAGAGCAAGACGTGAATATGGCTACCCCTGCTAGTAAAATGATTAACTTTGAACCAAAACCAGGATTAATGATTTTTGCTAATTCATGGTTGATGCATTCGTTCACACGGCATGCTGCAGATAAACCAATTAAGTTTGTGCATTTCAACTTAACCGTGATCCCTGCTGCTCAAACGGTTTGTCCAATGCCAGCCGCAGAAATTATATGAACAAGTATCGCATCCGATTTAACAAAAGCCGTGGTCAGCAAGGGCGTGGATCAATGGATCATGCCTGGCGTGTTTTTGAGGGTGACAAAGAATACTTGTTTAAGAACTTTAAATTAAACGTGCCATCCGTTAGTGAAAAAGAAAACGGTAGCGAAGACTGGAATGTTGTTTGTGAAGGCATTTTGAAAATTGACAAAGAAACATCTACTGCAACTATTGACAGAGAATAGACAATGAGCGAACGTTATCCTGGCGGCATAATCTCCAAAACAGCACCTGTACCTAGCGGACCATATCAAAACAGTACTGCTTCTGGTGTATGGACGCTTGACCAACAAGCATTTTGGGAGCAACAAGGACTCTGGCCCACAGCAGGAAACGTGAACCCAGATTTATTTATTGAGAACTTATTTTCTACTTTCTTGTATACAGGTAACGATACTTCTCAAACAATTAACAATGGATTAGACCTATCTACTAAAGGTGGGTTAGTTTGGATTAAAGGTAGAAACACAGCATATAGCCATATACTGTCAGACACAGTTAGAGGCACAGGTAAATTTTTATCTAGTAATACAACAGATGCTCAAGGAACAGATGCTCAAGATGTAACAGCATTTAACACTAATGGGTTTACTGTAGGAAATAATGGCAGAATAAACAACCCCTCAACTAACTATTGCTCTTGGACATTCCGTGAACAAGCTAAGTTCTTTGATGTAGTTACTTATACTGGTAATGGTTCTTCACCTAGAGCCATTTCTCATAGTCTTGGGTCTGTTCCAGGAATGATTATTGTTAAAGCTACAAGCGTATCAGGTGAAAATTGGACTGTTTACCACAGGCAACTGAATGGTGGAACAAACCCACAAAATTATGGAATATATTTAAATACAACCGCAGCCGAAGTTGCTGAATCAGGTTTTTGGAATAACACAGCCCCTACAAGCACTCAATTTACCGTTGGTGGAAACTTAAACAGCGGATTTGGTGGTGGAGTTCAATATGTAGCCTACCTATTCGCCCATGACGCTGGTGGATTTGGTACAAGCGGAACAGATAATGTAATTACTTGTGGTAGTTATACAGGCACTGGCGCAAATGGTAATAACGTTACTCTTGGGTATGAACCTCAATGGGTAATGACAAAACGAATAAATGGTCAAGGTAACTGGAACATGGAAGACGTTATGCGGGGTCTCCTTGCAAGCGGCAACGCTCAAGAACTTTTGGCAAACGAATCGGCTGCGGAGCAATCGTCTTCGTCAATTAATATTACTTCTACTGGATTCCAATTACAGGGGGCTAGTGGTGACTACAACGGCTCTGGAAACACATACATTTACATGGCAATTCGTAGAGGACCAATGAAAGTGCCTACTACTGGTACAGAAGTGTTTACACCAGCAACAAGAACAGGTACAGGCACAACAGGTGTTGTTGTAACAAACGCAAATTTTCCTATTGATTTGGTAATTGGTCGAAACAGAAATGCTGCTGCTGCACCTGTTTGGATAGATAGATTGCGTGGAGCAACTGTTGAATTACGTTCTGACAATGACGATGCACAAGCGGCATCAACTATTATGAGTTCAACAAATGGGTTAGCATCCCAAAACGGATGGGTAGGTTCAACGGGCGGTACAGGGGCATGGAATGTATCATCCGCTAACTACATTCAATGGTATTTCCGCAGAGCGCCAGGATTCTTTGATGAGGTTTGCTATACAGGAACAGGAAGCGCTGGAGCATCACAAACACATAATCTTGGTGTAGCTCCTGAGTTAATGATTATTAAACGCAGAAATACTGTTGGAGCTTGGAATGTAGGAACTCAATTTACTGCATCAGATTTTACTTATTCTACTTTGAATTCATCATCTTCTCCTGATCTTGGAGCTCTTTATAACGCTGGTTATGGATGGTTTGCACGACCAACAGCCACAGCATTTACATTAGATACCTACTCAGGAACAAACGCTTCTGGTTCAACATATGTAGCTTACCTTTTTGCCACACTTGCTGGTGTATCCAAAGTTGGCTCTTACACAGGCACGGGCACAACACAGGTTATTAACTGTGGGTTTACAGGGGGTGCTAGGTTTGTATTGATTAGGCGCACAAGTGGTACAGGCGATTGGTACGTTTGGGACTCGGCACGGGGTATCGTAGCGGGTGATGACCCTTACTTATTACTGAACTCAACAGCTGCAGAAGTAACCAATACCGACTTTATTGATACCGCCAGCTCAGGTTTTGAGATAAGTTCTACTGCACCTGCAGCAATTAACGCTAACGGCGGTACATTCATATTTTTAGCAATAGCATAAAGGAAAAATCATGGGATATAGAATTAGAGAAACAGGTGAATACTTAGCATCCAACGCATCGCTACGGTCTTCTTTTAGCCAGCAGCTTCGCAGAACCACGGAAATTAACGATGCCGTATTGGAAAGCCTTGGCGTAGACGTAGTGTTTGAAGGTCCACAAGCTACAGGCGGTACCGTGTATCAATACAGCCAGTCCGCTGGCATTGAACAAATTGACGGTAAGTGGTATACAAAATACATCCTTGGTCCAATCTTTACTGACACCCCCGCTACAGAAGATCGCCCAGCTAAAACAGCAGCCGAGAATGAAGCTGCATACAAAGCGATGCGGGACGTAGAGCAAGCTAAAAATGTTCGCAGCCAGCGCAACCAACTACTCAAAGATAGCGACTGGACTCAGATTGCCGACAGCACTGCTAACAAAGAAGATTGGGCTGCATACCGCCAAGCCTTACGCAATTTGCCTAACGCAGAAGGTTTTCCTTGGACGGTTACTTTCCCTAGCGAGCCAGCATGAAACAAACTGTTGAAGCTAGAACCCTAGAAAATGGACTGATTGAGCCGCACCACGAAATAGAAGTGGTGTGTTCTGCTTGTGGCTACGACTTAGATGAGTCCGAACTGCAAGCTGATGTCTGCTCAGACTGTGGAGCGCCTTTAAACCTGAGACAGCATATATCTATCCATGCTACTTCTGTACCAGCCGCTGGCGGAGAGGTGTTTTAAATTGAATTATGTCAGACGAACTCGGATTGTCGGCTGGTGCCAAAGGGATCAGCGAAGGGTTTAAAACTGGTCGAGAGGCTGGGAAAGAGATTGGCAAGA